ATTATTAGATCAAGGTTTACCTAAAGTTACTGGTCCATCTATGCCGATTATCAAATGAACTGTTACTGGTGCGATACAGAGTTAATCATAGGTGGAGACATTGATATTGAAGAAAATATGAATGGTTATCCTGAGTTTTCAGTAATGACTAACCTATCTTGTCCTAAATGTTTTTCAGAGGTAGAAGTATTGAAGAAAAGAGATGCCTTCGATTGATATACCTGATATAAGTATTCCTGAAATACACATTCCAAACGTTCCAGAAATATATGCTCCTCATTATCTAAGTATTACAAAGCCTCCTGATATTGATGTTCCTGGTTGTACGTATCAACATCGTGATATAAAAAATACTGGTAATCGTAATTTACTTATCGAGGACAAAAATGGCGTATTCACTTCGTGCGATTTTCCATTTCCTAGCTTTATTCCTCTTGACTATACACCTGAGAATATGGTCATTACAGAAGAGCCGCTTGTCGATAATAAACCACCGCCCTTCCCAGAAACAGAGCAGCCAAAGATTCCTCCACCACCTGACCCACCCCCACCAGATTTTCCTCCCTGCCCTGGTAAAAATGACCAAAGAGTAGGAGACTTTCGTAACGATAAACGATTGGAACGTGTTATAGGCCACGAAAGAAGCGAAGATGGTAGTAAATGTATAACTCTTTATGAAGACGTTGCGTTCATTGAGCAATACATACCTGGCCCTGCACAGCTTATTAGCACTGCTGCTATTGCTACTGTTGCTGCCACTACTCCACTACTGCTTAATATTGTCAAACCCTTAGTAAAAAATATTATTAAAAAGCTTACAAAGAAGAAAAAAGATGTAAAATAATAATCCGTAGATGAGTTTAATACCCGTGACTTATCTACTGGGCTAATTCGTGAGTATGTGGGATAACTTGATTTGGAGGAATGTTGTAAACAATATCTTCACAGGTAACTGCACTAGGAGTTCCAGATTTATATGTAGCTCCC